CTAAAGAGAGGAGCATGAGCATGGATTTAATTGTTGAACAGGAATTTAAGGAACTAATCCCGCCACTTTCACCTGATGAATACTCAGGGCTTGAGAAGAGCTTGATTGAAGAAGGATGTCGAGATGCACTTATAGTCTGGAACGGTGTAATCGTTGACGGCCACAACAGGTATGAGATTTGCAAAGAATACGGCATAGAGTTCAAGACTATTGAGAAAAAATTTCCAGACAAGGATGCTGCAAAAGTCTGGATAATTGAGAACCAATTCAGCCGCAGAAACTTGCCTATATTCGTTCGTGGTGAACTTATGTTGAAACTCAAGCCGTTGATAGCGGCAAAGGCGAAAGAGAATCAGCAATTTCATGGCGGCACTGCTCCTGGAAAAACACTTTCGCAGAATTCTGCGGAAGTGATTGATACACGTAAAGAGTTATCCAAACTCGCCGGAGTCTCGCATGACACAATCTCACGCATCGAAAAGATAGCCAAGAAAGCACCGGACGACGTTAAAACAAAGCTCAGGGCTGGTGAGATGAGTATTAACGAGGCTTATAAGAAAGTCAAGCAGATTGAAAAGGCTGAAAAAATAGAAGCTGAAATCAGCAAAGCGAAAGAAGTAATTGAATCTCTTGCACCTATGGAAGGGAAATATGGAGTAATAGTTATAGATCCTCCGTGGCAATATGAGAAACGGAATAACGATATTACCCATAGAGGGCGTTGCCCTTATCCAACAATGACAACTGAAGAACTCTGCAAGATGAAGTTGCCAATGAATGATGATTGTATAGTCTGGCTTTGGACGACCAATGCTTTTATGCACGAATCATTTCATGTGCTTGATGCTTGGGGTTTGACCCCAAAAACGATACTCACTTGGGTTAAAGACAGAATGGGGCTAGGAGATTGGCTGCGCGGAAAAACTGAGCATTGTATTCTCGCCGTGAAGGGCAAACCGATGATAAACCTTACTAACGAAACAACCGTTCTTAATGCCTCAACACGCGAACACAGCAGGAAACCCGACGAGTTCTATGAGCTGGTTAGAAACCTTTGCCCCGGAAAAAGGCTAGAGATATTTGCAAGAGAAAAACGCGAAGGGTTTGACATTTATGGCGCAGAATCAGACAAATTTTAAGGACAGCGAACTCTATAAAATGGGGCATAGCTGGGAACTAAAAGTGTCGGCGTTCTTGAAAAAACGTGGCAATTACGTAATTCCAAGTTATGACTATTCGGGAGAAGAAAATAACAAAGCGCCGAAACTTCAAGGGGTTTTAATGGAATACGTTATTCCAGATCTGGACGTTTCAAAAGGCGGGGAACGAAGATGGATAGAAGTAAAGTCAAAGGCGGCGGCAGTTCTTCATAGAAGCAGCGGGGATTATGTACATGGAATCCCCAAAAGACATTATCTTAGTTATCTGGAAGTGGCTAAAATAACAGGCTGTGAAGTCTGGCTGGTGGTTTGCGAGGAAAACACGGGTGATATTCTTGCTGCCAATCTGAGTTCTTTGCCTATACACCACGAGTATGACGGTTCAAAGATGAGCAAGGGTGGAATGGTGTTTTTCAAAAGAAGCAATTTTACTTTATTGGCTAAAACCCCTACCAACGCGGCAACGTTAGCAGGGGCAAGGTAGAACAAACACAACTTGATTATAGCAGGGAGAGACTAAGCTCTCTCCCTTTTATTTGGAGGTCATTTTGAGTCAAGCCATACAATGCGACGAATGCGGAAAGACGGCAAGAATGACCCACCACTGGCATAAACTCGACGGGCTGGATTTTTGCTCGTGGAAGTGTGTGCGAAGGTTTGTGAATCGAAGGATCAAACAAGATGCAGAGTACGAGAATTGTTATAGGTGAGGGAAGGTCAAAGACGGAGATAATCGTCAATCAATCCAACCGTGAGCTGCTGCTGGAATTGATAAAGAAGGCTTTGAAAGTGAGGTGATTCCAATGAGTGAAAAACCACAAAATTCCACAAAAAACCGAGAGAAGCCTGTCCCCTATGGGATGGTTAAGATGTGGGCTGCATTGGATTTACCCGCTCGTGTTATCTGCGAAAAATTGTTAGATGAGTTTGGGGTGAAATACAACCAAAATACTTGCAGCAGCTATATATACACACACAAAGACGAAATCAACGAGATCAAGAAGGAAATGCAAACAAGTTTAAACAATCTACCCTTTGCATCAAAAGCCTCGCGTGTCAACTTAATTGGCACGAAGATAAAGCGACTCATAGAGAATGATGACAAACTCCTTCTGGACTATCTCAAGGCTATGAAAGACGAGATGGAAGGTTTTGAGACCGTCGACGGCAAAGATGACCCGCTCCTGAAACTCGCGGACGCGATCCTGGAGAGTCGCAGACGATGAGTTACGACTGGAAACCATTCAGCTCAAAACAGCTTGATGTTATAGATGGCTTCGATTCTTTCATCAATATTCTTGAGGGGTCCGTCAGATCTGGAAAGACTATCGCCGCCAACGTGGCATGGCTGTACTTCGTCCTCACGAATCCATACGATCAGTTTCTCATGAGTGGCGAATCCACGGACTCGCTGTACCGAAACGTGGTTAAAGATTTGGTTAAAATTGTTGGAGACCGCAGGGCTACATATCAGAAGTCACCAAAAGGTGGTCCGCAGTTAATCTTTCATTCTGGAGCTGGTGACAAAGTCTGTTACTGTCGTGGAGCCGACAAGGTTACTTCGGAAGAAGCAATCCGAGGAATGACAATCGCTGGGTGGTACGCAGACGAAGTCACACTTCATCACGAGACGTTCATCAAGCAGGCGATCAACAGAATGTCCCTGCCTGGCGCGAAAGCTATCTGGACCACGAACCCAGATAACCCAAACCACTTCATCAAGAAGGAATATATCGACCAGGCAGGAACGAAGGGCTATCGTCACTGGCACTTCAACCTCGAGGACAACCTCACCCTGGATGAAAGATACAAGGAAGAACTGAAACAAGCTTACTCGGGTATGTGGTATCGCAGGTTCATTCTCGGTCAGTGGGTCATAGCAGAGGGGATCATCTACGATATGTTCTCGGAGGAGAAACACGTGGTGGCAAGCCTTCCGGGCTCTCTGAGTCGAAAGTACGTCGCCTGCGACTACGGGACCGGGAATCCCACGGTCTTTCTGGCGATGGGCGACGCTGGAGAAGATACCTTCATTCTCTCGGAATACTACCATTCAGGGAGAGAGACAGGGAAACAGAAGACCGACACCCAGTATCGAGAAGATCTCGAAGTCTTTCTCCAGAAGAACGAATTTGAGAAGCGAACCACGGAGATCATAGTTGATCCCTCCGCGGCTTCTTTCATTGTGGAACTTCAGCAACATGGCTTCAAAGTTACTCAGGCCAAAAACGATGTTCTCGATGGAATTCGCACCGTGGCCAACAAGTTGGATAAAGGTTACATCAAGATTCATTCTTCCTGTAAAGAGACAATCAAAGAGTTCTACGGTTACGCCTGGGATGACAAGGCGGCCGAACGTGGTGAAGATAAGCCACTGAAAGAAAACGACCATTGTATGGACGCTCTCAGGTACGGGATCTTCACGAGACCGAGAAAAATCACAGCCGGATACTCGGCGTGGAGGTAAAACATGAACCTTAATACTATACGCGAACTCATACGAATCAACGGCGAAGTAACTTCACAGATAATCACGGATCTCATAGACGAACACAGCGGCAGACACGAGACGATGAAGAGCCTGTATGAGAGATATAAAGCGTCTGAGGCCGGAGTTCCTATATTCACACGTTCATATTCGGTCACGGATGACACGAAGATAAATAACAAGCTGAACAACGACTTCTTCTCGGAGATCATCGACACGAAGGTCGGGTACTTCATGGGGATCCCGGTAGTGTACGAGACGAACTCAAAAGACTTCGAGGACTTCGAGTTGAGAAACCGGCTTGAACTTCTCGACTCGGAAACCGTGAAGCTGGCCACGATCTGTGGCACAGCCGCGAGACTTCTGTATGTCGACACCGAGGCGAAGATCCGCGCTATGAACATCTGGCCCTGGGAATGCATCTGGGTGATGGACCGCTCGATCGACGAGGTCCAGTTCGCTCTCAGATACTACGATATGGAGTATGTCAAACCTGATGGTTCAACGGAGACTCGCGAGCGCGTTGAATGGTACGACAAGGAGAAGGTTACATACTACATCAAGACTGAAAATGGCTATGTCCTGGATGATACGGAAAAAATGAACCCACAGACTCACTTCTTCAGTTATGTTCCTTTGATCGAGTATCCGAACAACCTTGAGCGCCTGGGTGACGCCGAAAAGGTTCTCACCCTCATAGACGCTTACGACCGGAAAGAGTCAGATCTCGACTCTGAGCTTGAGCAATGGAGACTGGCGTATATGAAAGTTCTCGGCGCAGAAGTGACGAAAGAAGTCATCACGGAAGCGCTCAGGACAGGTGCCTTCAACCTCCCAGAAGGCGCCGACATGGCCTTCATCGAGAAGAACATCAACATCGAAGCCGTGGATTCACACCTCAATCGCCTCGAAGCCAACATTCTCAGATTCTCCAAGTCTGTCAACTTCGCCGACAAAGAATTCACCAGCGACATCTCGGGCGAGTCGAGAAAGTACAAGCTCCTCAGCCTTGAGAACAAGTGTATCACAGCTGAACGGCAATTCTCGGCGAGCAACCAGAGAATGTTCAAGGTCTTGGCCTCGGCCCCGGCATTCAACCTTGACTGGCTGAATATCACTCAGAGGTTTACCCGAAACCTCCCCATCAGTCTGGAGAAAGACGCCCAAGTTCTTGCTACACTCAAAGGGATCATCCCTGACGAGATATTGTACGGTCTAGCTTCCTTCATTGACGATCCGAAGGCTGTGATTGACATGATGGACGAGCAGAGAGAGAAGCAGATGAACTACTACCCGCCTGTGAACCTCGAAGAGGATGAGGAAGATGGCGCTAACAACTAAGGGCGCTTTCGACGACTTCGAGCGATGGTACGACGGATTCACGAAACGTCAGCTCAAAGAACTTGAGAAAGCCTATCGCGAATCGCTCAAAGCCACGAAAGAGCAGCTCGAAAAATACTACAAGACTTTCTCAAGAAGCGGCAAGCTCACGCTGGCCGAGATGCAGAAATACGACAGGTTGAGAAAGATGCAGAAAGATCTCGACGCAGCGATTCTCGAACTCTCGCGTACTCAGGCGAGAGAGGTCCAGACTCTACTCTCTGAAGTCTATTCAGAAGGATACAATCGCATGGGCTGGATAGCAGAACAGGCGACAGGAATCAACCTCAGATGGTATCAGCTCCCGAAAGACTACATCAAGAAGGCTATTCAGAATCCAGTCTCGGGCCTCACACTAAATGAGGTTCTCGAGAAGAACCGGCAGGAGATTCTCTGGAGTATCCGGCAGGAAGTCACACAGGGTCTCATCAAAGGCGAGAGTTACTTCAAGACCGCGGACCGGCTCAAGAGAGCGCTTGAGAACAACTATGTCAAAGCTACCAGAATCATATGGACCGAGAGTCATAGATGCAAGGAAGAGGCCCAGCTCGAAGCCATGCAGAAGATGCAGGAGAAGGGTGTAGAAGCCAAGAGAATGTGGGTGTCTACACTCGATAATAAGACTCGCGATACTCACCGAGAACTTGATGGCCAGATAGAAGACAAGGACGGATACTTTCACATTCGAGGTTTGAAGACGCGGGCCCCGGGAATGTTCGGGATCGCGTCTGAAGACATCAGCTGTCGTTGCACGACGATCTTCGTGTTTGAAGGTAGCGAACCTCGAACGAGAATGATTCAAGGCAAGGGAATAAGCGACTACATAACATACAGTGAATGGAAGAGGCAAAAGAAACTAAACAATACAACACTCTGAGGGCATATGGCACTCGGAGGGACAGGAGATATATATGGAACTCAAGGAAGCGTTGGAACTGATAGGCAAGAACCTCGAAGCACCAGAAGTCAAGGAATTTACGACCAAATTCAACCCGTTGGCAACCGTCACAAAAGACAATGTGGGTGAGTTTGTCGAGAAGAACGACGTGCTGAAAAGCTATCGCGATTCCTTTCACACTAAGGGCCTTGAGACCTGGAAGGCAAACAACCTCAAGAAACTGGTGGATGAAGAAATCGCGAAAGTAAATCCGCAAGAGACGCCAGAACAGAAGAAGATCAGGGAGTTGGAAGCCCGGCTCAACGAAGAATCGGCGGCTCGAAAAAAGGAAGCCCTGAAGAATCTGGCGATCAAGAAGCTCTCTGAAAAGAAACTCCCTGTTGATATCGTGGATAACCTGATCGGCTCTGACGAGGAGAGCACAGAAAAGACCCTCGCCGCATATGAGCAGGCTTTGGAGAGCTACAAAAAAGCGCTCACGGAGCAACTGCTCAAGAATAACGGTCGAGATCCCATCAACCCCGATCCCGCGCCGGGAATGATAACCCGCGAGCAGGCGAGGGAAATGGCCAAGAAAGACCCGGCCAAGTTCAACAAGTTGTTCGAAGAAGGAAAAATTAAACTCTAAGGAAGGTGAAAAGCAATGCCAATTGACAACTTCATTCCCGAGATATGGAGCACTAGACTCACGCGGCATCTCGACAAGAATCTCGTATTCAAACAGCTCGTGAATACAGATTACGAAGGCGAGATTAAAGCCGCCGGAGATACAGTTAGAATCAACCAGATAGGCAACATTACAGTAAAGCCTTACGTTAAAAACGTCGCGATCGCGGATCCCGACCAGCTCGATTCCGCCCAACAGCTCCTGCTCATCGACCAGCTCCACTATTACAACTTCTACGTCGATGACGTAGACGCTGCCCAGTCAAATGTCACACTGATGGACAAGGCTATGGCCAGAGCGGCATACGCTCTTGCGGACCTGATCGACCAGGATATCGCGGGTCTCCACGGAGACGCGGGCATAACGATGGACGACGGCGGAGCCGCTTATTCCGTCGGCAATGGAGCCGGAGACAAGAACCCCTACGACCTCATTGTCGATGTTGGTGTCGAGATGGATGAGCACAACGTTCCCAGAGAGGGTAGATGGATAGTCATTCCGCCCTGGTACCACGGAGTTCTTCTCAAGGATGACGATTACAAGCAGGCGTGGCAGAACTACATGGCCACAGGAGTCGTCCCCGTAGTCGCCGGATTCTCTGTACTCTGGTCCAACAACCTCGACATCGCTGTCGGAGGCACAGATTACCACGTCCTCGCAGGAACCAGAGAGGCCATCAGCTTCGCCGGTCAGGTCAACAAGACCGAGGCGTACAGAGTCGAGAAGATGTTCGCGGACGCGATCAAGGGACTCTACGTGTACGGCCGCAAAGTCGTTCAGCCCACTTGCCTCGTCGATCTTCTTGTGGCAAAGGCTTAAGAGGTGACATCATGAGAAAACTTGCAACCCTACTTGTTGTTATCGCCCTCCTGGTCGGAGGGCTTACTTTTGGTACGACCATCACGGCCACTCCAACCGAAGTCACTGGTCGAGCTTTCGTAGAGTTCGACTTGAGCGATATGGCAACTCTCACGCTGGTAGCCACGACCTCAACCAATGTCTCGACAGATACATACGCCTGCACATTCAATTTCGCGTATGACTCGCCGCGGATCGGCATTATGTTCAAGATAGACCCAGAACTCTCCGACGCTTCACCCACAGCTTATGCAACCAGTATAGTTATCGAAATTCTCCCGGGTGACTTTGGAGGTGCATCAAAAGGATCGCTGAGCACTACGCTCACCGGTACGGACACCACAAGTCTCATAGTCGGCCCACTCGAAACCTTCCAGTTTTTGAAGTCGGGAGGCTATATTTCGGTGAAAGTCACCTGGAACGCGTCCGCCACAAATGGCGTACCTACCGTAGATGTGTATTTGTTTAAGTTTGAATATTGACAAAGGGGCCTAGACGGCCCCTTTTTTGGAGGTGCTATATGGCGCTCCTGACATTGACTCAATACAAAGCACTCAGGGGGATCACAAGCTCGACTCAAGACACTCAACTAACGGCAGTGATCGCGGCGGTCGAAGCCGAGATCAAGGGTATCTGCGGATACGAAGACGACGAGGATCTCCCCTCGGCTCTTCAACTCACGGCCTGTGACATGGTGGATCATCAGCTCCTGGAGAACTCGGGTATAAAGTCTCAGAGCCTCGAAGGCGCTTCGGTCACATACGAGAGCAGCTACTCACAGAAGATTCTCGACGCTCTCAATAGATACCGGAGAATCCGCTATGTTTAGCAAGTTTGCGACTCTCAACCCTGACTTCATAGACAAGCTGCCGCAGACTAGCTTCACGATCAAGTCGAATCCCACAGTCGCGATCGATCCGCTCACAGGACTACAAACCACGACATACGCCACAGAGACCGAGACGACAGGATATGTCGGTTCGTGGAGACAGGATCAGATAGCGAGCAGCAACGGCAAGCTGACCCTTGAGTCTCTGAAGGTTATTCTCACCGCTCAGGTTTCAGTATCAGACATACTGGAGATCAGTAGTTCAGACTACCGTATTGACGTGCTGGAGATCAAGCAGGGATACTTCGTTCTCGGAGTCAACCCGCTATGAAACAGTACGGCGATCGAGACGCTCGCATCCGCTCCAATATGGATGAACTGAACAGATACCTTCAGACGCTTTCTGCAAAGATGGATCCCGAGTGTGCGAAGGTCGTTATCCGCGACATGGCCCACGCGATACTTGCCGATCTCAAGCTCAATTCGCCTGTGGTGACCGGGAACTTGAGAGGCAACTGGAATCTGACCGAGATTGCAAATGCTATGGCCTACCACATTTACAACAACACAGAGTACATCTTTCATGTCGAGTACGGTCAAGCCGCGAGTGCGGGCTTCGTCCGCAGGACTCTTGAGGACTGGAGATTGAAGGCCCCTGAATTCATACGTTCCAGAATCGAAGCCTGGATCGAGAAAAAGAGGAGGGAGGCACAATGACAGCCGCTCTCTACCGAAATATTCAAGCGTCTCTGAGGATGTACTTTTCAGGAAAGTACAGCTCGGGGACATGGTACATAGATCGAAAAAACGAGAACATGACCGAGGACACCTTCATCGAGCTTCAGACCTCGATGGGGAGGGCACAGGATGACAGAAAAGCGTACCAGTACGATTTTGCGCAGCTCCTGGTACACAGCAAGAGCGTTGCAACGCTTGACACTATCATCGGCACTCTCACGGCAGGGCTGGATAGCTCAGGCGCGATCCCCGTCCTGGATTATGTAGGATATACACCACCTGAAGAGGGCGAACCACCTGAAGAGGGCGAACCTCCGGCGGCACCCACTCAAGTCGGAGAACTTCAGATCTCCAGATACGAGCTATCACAGCAATCAACAATCAGCAACTATGCCGTCAGAGCGTTGACGGTGTACTACGAATTCATCGAGTAAAAGGAGGAACTTCTCATGGGAAGACCATATCTTAGAAAGAAGCACGTGACCATCTCACTGTTTGATGGCACGGCTCCCACACCATTCACCGAGACCATCACCGGGTATGCCGACGTGCCGGAACTGCCCGAGCCTGTCATAGACGCACCCGCCGAGGGTTATGCCCCTCAAGGCGTGTTCAATTCGATCGAAGAGGGCGACGACACAATCAATCTGCCCGAGTTCTCAATCGCGGTTGATATCAACGATGCAGATGTTACGTCAAACAAGTACGCACTCAACGAATGGTTCAACAATCACAAAGATAGCACCGGCTCAACCGCGCTCAAGTCCACGAACGACGGTTCGGCGTACCTGAAGAAGTCCATCGACGGTACTACCGTATCTGCGAACCTTGCAACCGACTGGTTCACGATCGGCATGAAGGTTCTATTCAACAACAGTGGAAGTGCCAAAGCATTTGGGAAGCAGTACAAGTACGTCAGACCGATCTCCGCAACATTCTCAACCAGTAACAAAGCTCAGGTAACACTCAGGATGCAGATTGTGGGCGCCCCGACCGACATCACATCGTAGGTGATGCTATGAACATCGTTTATGAGATTGAGCTTTACGATGGTAACGGGAAACTGTTAGCAAAGTTCGAGAATCCAACAAAAACCACAATTAAAGGTCCAATCACGATTGAATCAGACAAGTTCATTGAGAACAACAAGGTTACGCTCCAGTGTGTGGCCACGAACGTTGTTCTCGAAGAACTGAAGGAAGCGATCGTGAAGAGTCTTGGAACCAAAGAAGTAATTGACGAAAAAACTCTCTGATGGAGGGGCTCCGGCCCCTTCATTCTTTGAACTGGGAGGCAGAAAATGGCATACAGAAAATGGCAGAAGAAAAAGATCAGTCTCAGCATAGAAGAACTCACAGAGCAGGAAGTTAAAACAAGAATGCTGAATCGCACAAACAAAGGGCGGTGCGGTTACGTTCCTCATTTTTATGGTGCGCATTCCGGCTTAACAGGGGCAAGAATAGGAGAGCTGGTAGCTCACAATATCCCAGATGACGCGTATGGTGTGGAGTGGGATCTCAGTAATAGCTCTCCGGAGCTTACCAGGATAGGGCAAGCTGCCGGGATGGATTCTGGTGATTTTGATCTTATTGAACCGTTTGCGAGTATAGAAAGAATGACTCTTGATAGTGCTGGAAATTGGATCGCATCTTTTGGTGACGCAGGATTTGTCGAAGATGGTACAGCTGGCGATGTGGTATCCAGGTTCAAAAAGTTCTGGTGGTTTGGGTACTACTCGTCCGACGACCAAAAAGCCCGGCTCTATATTTCCCCCGAGAAGATGCCCGGCTTCGTGCCATTCGATTCCTTCATGGCCGGCGGTCAGGAACTGGAAGAAATATATCTAGGTGCGTATGAAGGCACTGTTCAAAAAATATCTGACGGCTCATGGATAGAAGATCCTTCCGACGGCTCTGCTCCGATATTGATAGCATCTGGAGATCTTTCGAATCATATGCTTCGATCTGTCTCCGGAAGAAAACCCAAAACAAATCAGACTTTGCCTGAATTTCGTACTATGGCTGAAAACAGAGGCACTGGATGGGGATTAGTTGACATTAAACAGGCAGGAATGGTAAACCTCCTGTACCTGATAAAATACGCCGATTTCAACGCACAGACTCAGATAGGGCAGGGTATAACTGGAAAGGCTACCGGAACAGGAAACGAATCGGAACTTACAGGCGCCACGGCTTCACTCGGTGCGGTAGATGCAGGGGGCACAAACCTTGAGGCGGTTTCACTGTTTGGACTTGAAAACTGGTGGGGCAATATCTGGGAATGGACAGACGGCGGAGGTATAAAGTCTGATGGCTATTATGTTGCTCCCGATAGACCATATAACAACACGTTAAATGGATATACAAAGATACCGTGTTCACCACCAACTACAAACGATTGGCTGAAGGATTTCTACTGGGCTCAAGACTCAAAAGGTTTGTTTCTTCCAAAAAGTATTCAGACCGATAGTCCTTCATCTGCCAAGTATGTGTGCGATTACCTTCATGTTCCGTCTAGTTATGGCACAAACTGCTTTCGTCGGGGCGGCTATTGGTATAACAGTTCGCATGCGGGGCCTTTCTTTTGGAGTCTGATTGATTCGTTCGCGAGTCGGTATCGGGCTATCGGGGCGCGCGCCTGCTATGTTCCTGCGGTTTAATGGTTTTCCGCGGTTTGTAACAATGTATGCAAATATCTTGAACCTCTAATGGAGGTGAACTTGTGAACACAGATTCAATGTACTTAGATTATGAGCTGTACGGAGATTCAGAAATAAAAGACGAAATATACTATGACAACGGCTGGAAGTTGCTGAGACGTTGGTATAAGGAGACAGTGACTTTTGCAAGCAACACCGCAACTCTTTCAAAGGCAGGCAAGGGGGATTGTGAAATTGCGGGGGGTGTGACAGGAGTCGTCTCAGGTACTGCCTGCACCGCGGCTGTTGCAGATGGAAATCACGAAGTTCTGTATATGCTTCTGGTTCCAGAGATCACAGAAATCGGAGCCGGGGTCGGGTTTTCGACCGACAGAAAAGGGATCCTGGTGGACATTCGCCAGGCCAAACATATCGACGTTTTCGTCGGTGATGGATACACAAAAGAATTCACGTTGACCCAAACTCCAAACGGAATCTCGAGCATCAAGGCTTTTGTGAACGGTCTTGAAGACACAGATATAGCCGTGACCACCACAAAGGTTACTTTTACGAATGCCCCACGACGCAAAGCGTTGGTCGAAGTTGAATATAGTCTCGCAGTTGAATATCAGGAACCTTTGATTTATCTCGAATATCTAGAAGCCTCAGGAACCGTCGAAACGGTACCTGCCCTGGTTGATCTTACAGTCACTGAGAACGAAGAAAAGACAGGCTATCTAAACGTCAACGGTGCGCCGCTCAAGGTCGCAGGCAATAAGACTTACACAGTTACGCTCAACAAAGATCTCATCGAGTCTCAGAACAACATACTCGAAGAATACAGAGACAAGAAATTCAGACTCAAAGTCTCAAACTCAAGAGATTCAAGCGTGGAGTATCTCGGAGTCTGTCATATCGACCCCGACGCTTCTCTGAACTACCTCAACGGAACTGAATCAATCACAATAAAGTGTGGTGATCTCTATGATTAGTCTTGAGTATGGAGGAGAGATAATCCAGCTCAAACCGAAAGACTACGAGAACTGGCTTCATTCTCCGAACGCTCCAACCGAGACGGATGCGGAGAGTGGGGAAATAATCGACAAATGGGAAACCGAACAGGGTTCGACGTTCAACTACTTTCTTCTCACGTGGGATGAAAATGGTGTTGCGACGCAAAAAGAAGTCTCGAAGCTCTATGACTTTCTGAAGGCGAAGCCGACCGTTGCAAACCCCATGACTTTGACGTTCCCGATGCAAAATGATGACGGCACGGAGTATCAGGGTAGGTTCTATGTGGTCTTTGCCGACACGGCACAAGAAGGGCGCTGCCAATTCAATCAGGCGTTGCGCGCACCGGACGGTACGGCGTACTACACCGGAACGGTCGCATTGATCGAAATTGAAAGGAACGACGACGTGTAACACTCAGGGAGGGGATAACTTGAAGGTCGCAGTCTACGCGATCGCAAAGAACGAGGCTAAACACGTGCCTCGATGGTATGACTCCATCCAGGAAGCGGATGGGGTTTTTGTTACCGACACCGGTTCGAGCGACAACACGGTTGAGCTTCTCAAAGAACGTGGAGTCAACGTCTTCCACGCGAAGATTGAGCCGTGGAGATTCGATGTAGCCAGAAACATCTCTCTCGAGAACGTACCTGATGACTACGACGTGTGCTTGTGCATCGACTTAGACGAAGTGATGGAGAAGGGCTGGAGAAAGAAAGTTGAGAGAATCTTTCAAATTTACCCGCAGGCCACTCTCGTTCGCTGGCCGTTCGTGTTCAGCTGGTTCGATGAAAAGTGTACGAAACCAAAGACTTCAATGTATCAATGGAAGATTCACGTCCGACACGGTTATCACTGGGAATCTCCAATTCACGAAATCTTGGCATGGCACGGAGAGGGTGAGACTCTCGAAGTGTACTGCGAAGACATTCACAGCTGGCACTATCAGGATCTCTCAAAACCTAGAGAGTATCAGAAGCTCATCGACAAAGCCATCTCCGAAGATCCCGCAGATCAACGTCTTTCATGGCTTCGCGCGCGAGAGTTGATGATGCATAACAGATTTGAAGAGGCCATAGAAGAAGCCAAGAGACACCTTGATCTCACGAAAGAGATTGAGGAAGGTGAAAACCGCATGGTCATTGAGCAGCTCCGGGCGCTCTCAATGCGGTATATCTCACAGGCTCTCATGCAGAAACACAAGCAGAACAAGACAGTTGATGCGGGAGAAGTGATTGAGTGGATGTTGAAGTCGGTCGCGGAATGCCCCTGGCTCCGTGAATCCTGGGTCGCTCTTGCACAGGCATGGGCGCTCTTCGATCAGTGGGAGCAGGTCTATGCGTGTGCGACTTTCGCGCAGACGATCAAGGCGAGAACAAACTCGATAGAGAATGACGAGCTGGCATGGGGAGACTATCCCGAGAAGCTCGCAAAGATGGCATGGAAACAGATCAAAAAAGGAGGGAAAAGATTTGAGCAGCAAGCCAAAAACAGACGCTCAGAAGGCGTCAAGGCTTAACCTGAAAGAGATGATGAAGGATGAATCAAAGAAGGGATACTTCAGGTCTCACGGATACTCTGTCATTAAAGTAACGCGGATCGACGAGAACGGAGAGATGAAGGAAGAGTTCCCCGAGATCGAGATATACCCGCTCGGAGATCATCCTGTGCTGAAACTGTATCATGAGAAATATCCCGCGCCTGAAGCTCCGAAGACCATGAGACTCATCAACAAGAATACTGGCAAAGAGTTCATGGAGGAGGGTCTCACTCTCGATCAGGCGAAGAACGATCCAAACTACGGCTGGTCAATGGTGTACGACAAAACAGACTCCGAATATCTCAAGGCCGTGGAGAAGAGGACAAATGACATCTCGATTCTGATGATCATGATCTGTCTCGATATGGTCGAAGAGTTCGGGATTGACAAGATAGAAGAGTTTGAACAGGCACTCAAAGATCTAGGATTCACAGCAAATCAGCTCAACAAGATTGCGAGTGACATCAAAGCGCTGGATTTTTTGCCCAGCAAGAGCTAGAGTACCGGGTACGTGACTGGTACGACTGGGACAGGTTCGAGTACGAAGAAGACTATGTCCCCGAAGCTCTGAAAGTGATGCTCTGCATACAGAAGTTCGGCCTCACGCTGGAGGAGTGGAGAGACTTGAAACGAGAGGATCAACTGGTATACCTCTACGGAATGACAGGGATCTCGATTCTGGAAAGGCGAGAAGCGGAGAGGGCAAAACAGGCAAGCCAAAATAGAGGGAGCGCTCTTGATTGAGCGCTTCTTTCTTTTGGAGTGGTGACTATGGCTTTCGAAGGATTGAATTTTGATGTGGGTCTCAATGCGAGACCGTTTATAGACGGAATCAAGACGATGCAGTCTCAAGCTGTATCGTTTGACAATACAGTAAAGCAGATCGGCCGCACTTTGATGGGTGTTTTCGGGGCCGTCTCTGTCGTGGCCACGCTGAAGAAGTCTATCGAGCTGTGGGGCGAGCAGGAACAGGCAATGATGAAACTCTCCATCGCGGCTCAGAGGTTCACGAGAGACGCACAGGGCACATATGACAGAATCACGAAACTCTCGACAAACCTTCAGCACCTCACAGGTGTGGGGAATGAAACGTATCAGGCGCTCGGGGCACTCGGGCTGTCTCTCGGGATAGCTGAAGAAAAGATCGAGAACGCCACACTTGCTGCTACTCTATTGTCTCAGGTCACGGGGATGGACCTGAACTCTGCAATGAAGAACCTTGCAAAAACTCAGGCAGGATTGACAGGCGAACTTGGAGAAGCTCTTCCGTTTCTCAGAGAACTGACGCAGGAGCAGCTCAGAAACGGAGAAGCTATCGACCTCGTGATTCAGAAGTATGACGGCTTTGCCGAGCAGCTTTCAGAAACTACGCAGGTAGGTGTCAAGAGATTCTGGTCAGCGCTCGGTGACGTTGGAGAAGTTCTAGGCAAATCGTTTAATCCTCTCATTCAGAAAGCTGCAAACTGGATGGAAGACTTCAGCTCGAAGATTGAGAAACCGACCGACATTCTCAAGACACTGAAAGACACTATCAAGGCAGGATACGAAGAACTCGGCCCGTTCGGTAAGGCTGTTGTTGGTGTGGGTGCTGCGTTTCTGACACTCAAGGTCGCAGGGACGGCGTGGAGCTTGCTCTCACAGATAGTTGTGGCTGGGG